GGTTTGGAGGTGGAGGCACAGACGTTCCACCATTTGTTAATGAAGAAGGCGGGTATGTACTCAATGTAACTATAAACAAATATGTTTATGTAACATTAGTACTCAATGATACTAAGAAGATAGGGCTTCACTCACACGATTTTGAACAATCTATCTATTATGATAGCAACTACTCATTACCTTATGATGGAAAACTTGACTTAGTAAAAGCTGTCATAAACAGAATGAGACAGTATGACTCTAAAGATATACTGAGCGGGTGTGAGTTTTATATACGAAGCGATGCACCTCCCGGAACAGGACTTGGTACGTCTAGTACTGCTGTAGTAGCTGTTATAGGAGCGTGTTTAGAAGCTCTCTGTATGCGATTAACTGAATACGAAATAGCTAATCTAGCTTGGGAGATAGAACGTGTAGATATGAGATTAGCTGGTGGTAAGCAAGATCAATACGCCGCAGTTATGGGTGGAATAAATTTTATGGAGTTTCAAAAGAATGGTGGAGTAATAGTTAATACGCTAAGAGTATCTAAGTCAGCTATTAATGAATTACAACACAATATTTTACTGTGTTACACAGGCATAAGACATAACTCGTCTGATGTAATACAAGAACAAATAATAATGACAAAAAATAGAATAAGCAATCTAAATCATTTGAAGAATATAGCTATAGCTATGAAAGAAGATTTGTTAACTGGAGATATAACAAACTTCGGCAATCTACTTTCGTTAGACTGGGATAACAAGCGACAGCTTTCTTCGAAAGTATCAAACAAAGAAATAGACGCACTAGCAGACTTGGCTTATGACGCTGGTGCAGAAGGTCTCAAGTTGACAGGTGCAGGTGGCGGTGGAGTATTAATCGTCTACTGTGACTGGAAACTTAAACCTGATATAGCGGATGTTATGCGTGAGAATGGGTGCCAAATAATTGATTTCACAATAACGAAGACAGGTTTGGAGACCTGGAGTATTAAATAAAAAGGTGGTAACATGGCAAGAACATATGATTATAGCACTCCGGATGATGATGTCCGACAGATGCTTAGCTTGGTGACTGATGAGATTGTTGACGATAGTACTGCTGAGTATTTTATTGAGAAGGTAGATAACTATATCGATACACGTCTATCACCACGTTACGATGTGCCATTTACTCAGTCAACTGCGCCACCAATCCTTACAGATATTTCAGCTAATCTGGCTGCGTATCGTATTCTTAAGAGACTTAAGATAGAAGTAAACGACAATGAACAGAACTATGTCCGTGCCTTCAAAGACGATGCGCTAAAGATGCTGGAAGAAATTGTAAGTGGAAAAGCAGACATACTTGATGCTTCTGGAAATGTTATTCAACCAAAAGGTCAAACTGGAATTCTCTCTTCAACGCTTAAATATAAACCTATATTTGACGAAGGAGATGAGAGTGCCTGGGAAGTAAGTGATGATAAAATATCAGACGAACAAGATAAATACAATACGTAGGTGTTAATATGGCTACTCCGAGTTATTCAAATCTTATAACACAAGTTGTTACAAGACTAAAACAAGACAGAAGACTTACTGCTGTAAAAGATAGAAATATCTATACAGGTAGTAATATACCACAAGTCTCAGATTGGCCAGCTATTACTGTTACCCTCGATAGAGTCGATGAAGAATGGAGAACATTCGCAGGCAGATCGGGTGGCAACAAGACAGCTATATGTACAATACGTTTGACTGTATTAGATCGTGTTGCAACTGGACAGTCTGGATATTTAAATGGCCTTTCAAGTGTTGAAGGTATAGTAAAAACAATAGACGACATTATTCAGTCAGATATGTCGATTAGTGGTGTCGCATACCAAAGTGAAACAGTAACTAAAACATTCTCGCAAGGGAATTACAACAACACGCCAGTTCTTGGCGCTGAAGTTGAGTTAATTACTAAGCTTGGGTTTGCGAGATCAAGTTAAATAGGAGGTAATAAATGGCAAATGTAGGCGCTGTTGGTTCTAATGCTCAAGTAGGTTTCGCAGAAGAAACTGTATGGGCATCTGGAACCCCAACAATAGATAACTTCATTCCTTTTCTTTCGGAGAGTTTAGCGTTAGAAAGAAATGTAGTTATGACAGATTCCATATCTGGCAAAACAGCTAGAAATATATGGAGAGAAGGCGCTGAGCGTGTAGGTGGAGATTTAAACGTAGAAGTACAGCCTGTAGGAATGTACACACTACTCAAACATGCTTTGGGTAGAGGTGCCACTGCTGGTCCTAGTGGTTCAGGCTTCTATGTTCACGATATATATCCTAGCGGCTCACTGCCTGTAGGTCTAGCTTTAGAAATAGGTAGAAGTGGTATTGCTGGTGGAACATTTACCTATCGTGGTTGTACAATCAACCAGATGGTACTTAATTGTTCTGTTGGCGATCCTTTGACTGCTACGTTTAGTTTTCTTGGAAAAACTGAAACAGCAGTACAAGCTAATCCAACCGATGCTGGTTCAAATATATCAGCTCTCAATCCTTTAACATTTGATGAAGGCGTTATTGTAATAGATGGAGTTTCGCAAGAAGTTGCAGGATTCTCTCTTACTATTAATAACAATCTCAACGAAGATAAAGGTGCGCTGGGCTCTAGATATAGAGTTGCGATACCACGTGGTGGATTTAGAGATGTAACTGGTACATTAAATCTTGAGTTTGATGACTTAGGAATGTACAGAAAGTATACTGCTGGTACAGAAACTGCTCTGAAGTTAACATTCACTTCAGATGACATGGCCGCAGGTACTCAAGCACACGTATTACAAATAGACTTACCAAGAATAGTGTTTACTGGCACTACTCCGAATGTTGGTGGTCCTGATTTAATATATCACGATATGCCATTCGTCGCTCTTTTTGATGACGATCAAGGTAACCCTGACTACAAAAATGAAGTTAGAGTTCGTGCTATTACATCAGATACAACGATATAAAACTAGCGAGGGAGTGTCACAACTTCCTCGCATAACCTCAGGGAGGTAAACATGACAAAATCATACTTAGGAGAAACAAAAGTAATAGATGTTGATGGTGAGAAAATCACTTTCAAAAGCTTTACTTATGCAGTGCAGAAACAGGTAGCTGGAATGGCTAAAGATGGACATGAGTTAGATTCTATCGATATGTTTTTAGAAGCAACAATTAGCGATTGGACTCTTACTGACTCAGAAGGTAACAAGTTAGCTATAACAAAAGATGTTTTAAATTCTTTATCAGGAGCATTTGTTAGTAAACTTATAGCTGAAGCTACCAACTTTAATAATTTAACACCTGAACAAGTAAAAAACTAAGACGGGCGGTGCGTGCCTCTGCTTCTAAGGCTGGCATGAAACATCCGCCCGAGATAATGACTGTCTTTCATATGTGTAAGTTGTTTCATTGGACTATAAACCAGTTCTACGATCAACCTAAAAGAGATCTTGAAATGTTCTCTATTATACAATCAGAGATAGATAAAATAAATGCAGAAGAGCAAGCTAGAGCAGATGCGCCGAGAAGGAGATAATAATGGGTAGACCAAAATTATCAAACCCAAGAGTTCTTACAGGAGGCATGGGAGGCGGAGGAAAGATACACTTCGAAGCTCAAGTTGATTGGTCTAAAGTTAGAAGCGCTATATCTAGCTTTCAAAGAAAAACAAGAAGTATGAAAGTTCCTTTGAAAGAGGCCGCTATTGATTATATGTCAAGAGAAGTCATACAAGAAAGATTTGACCAACAAGGAAAACCTAAATGGAAAAAACTTTCTCCTGTGACTATTGCGAGACATGGTCCTCATAATATCTTGCATTTGACCGGTCGTCTAATGCGTTCTGCTACAGCAAATAGTGGTGATTTTTTTATAAGTTACCATACAAATTATGCCGTATTCGGATCATCATTAGAGTATGCGCCTATACACGACAGACCTAGAGGTACTTTTATTGAAGGAGTAGGCGGTGTTCAAATTCCAGGAAGACCATGGAGTTTTGTCACTCAAAAAAATGCAAATCATATGAGAGATATTATGGTTAACTGGGTTGAAAATAAATTAAAAGAGTCAGGGTTTTACAGATAGGAAAACATTATGTCTAAAGCAGAAGCTGTTATAAATGTAGCAATGAGGCTTGTTGGAGCAGAGCCTCTAAAAGCACATGTAGCCACTACATTTGCTGATATGAATAGCAGAGCTACGTACTATGCTGGAATGATACAAGCTAGATTAGGATATGCTATGCTAGCAACATCAGCCGCTATAGTAGGACTAGGCGTTGTTGCGGCAAAAAGCTTTGCTACTTTCGATCAAGCTATTAAAAATACAGCTTCTGTTACAAACGCAACAGCAGAAGAGATGATAGGGCTAAGAGATTTAGCATGGGAAATGGGTAACGTTGGTACTAAATCAGCTACAGAGTTAGCTAATGCTATGTACTTCTTAGGTTCAGCTGGTTTTGAAGTTAATGAAATATATACAGCTATGCAACCAACCATGCTCTTAGCGACAGCTACTCAGTCTGACATGGCTGAGACTGCACGTATACTTATGCAAACTATTAAAGCGTTTGGCAAAGAAGCTGAAGATGCTGGTCACTTTGCTGAAGTATTTGCTTCTGGAATATCAAGCTCTCAGTTACGCATGGAGACTCTTGGACAATCAATGAAACATTTGGGTCCTGTTGCTAAAGAAATGGGTATGAATATTAGCGAGACAGTAGCCGCTCTCGCTATGTTACATGATGTTGGCATACAAGCTGGTATGGCAGGTCGTCACTTGCGTAGGTTTTTGCAAGGGACTATTAAAGACACAGATCAAGCTACAGATACATTGCAAAAATATGGTCTTACATTAGAAGATATAAATGTTAAGACGCATGGGTTTGGTAATGTAATGCGTACATTACAAGCTAGCGGTGCTGACTTAGCTGATATATTTAAACTGTTTGGCTTGAGAGCATCAGCTAGTGCCGCTGTATTAGTACGTAGCGCAGGTTCATGGGAAAGTTATCTTAAAAAAGTATCTGATGCTGCTGCGTTACAACGTATGTTTAATAAACAAATGGAAGGATTATCAGCTCAGTTTTCACATTTAAAAAATACATTTACTACAATGCTACAAATGTTCTTTCTGCCTTTTGCTCCTATAGTAGCTAATATAGTTGGTTTGTTATCAGATATGTTTGAAAAGCTTCAAAAAATAGAAGAAAAATATAGATTTTGGATATCATTAGGAGCTATTTTTTTAGCTATACAGCTTGCACTTGGAGGTCTAAGTCTTGTTTTTTCGGGAATGTTGACTCAAGGTTCTTTAGCGAATATTTTATTTGGTAAAATAATAATAACATCAATAGGTAAGGCTTTGGGAGCTTTTTACGGACTAGCAAAAGGAGCTGGATACGTCGTAATGCATCTCGGATTACTTACAGGATCAGCAGAAAAAGTTGCATGGGCGTTAAAGAATTTAACAAAAGGACAAATAATACAACAAGTCATTGGTAACATTCAAATGCTGATTATAGCTGTTTCAAAATTAGCTCTTGCTTTTGTAGGAGTTTATGCTGGAGCGATAATGATGCAAATTGCTCTTAATAAAGCTAAACCTACTCTGCAAGACATGAAAGTTGAGTTCGATAAATTATATGCGAGTGTTGTTAAGTGGATGGATAATCCTCTTGAACGATTTCTTAAATGGTTAAAAGATTATGATATGCCCCCTTTTATGAAAACAGTTATAAAGTTCATGGAAGGAGAGATGAGAATATGGAATGAAGAGTGGAAGATTCTAAATAAAGAATTAAATACATTTTTTGGATGGGAAGATGATTGGAAGAAAGTTGGGGAGGCTCTTAAAGATGAAGGCGCCCAATTTAAAAAAG